AAGCTCTGGAAGAGCTTCTGAATAGTCGGGTGCTGCAATGACTGCCGCGCACTCCACCTGGTCCGCCTCGGGCTTTGAGCAAAAGATGCTCTGCCCGGGTAGCCACGTCCTGCAGGCTGGCCTGCCGAACACCAGCAGCAAGTACGCCGCCGAGGGCACGGCCGCGCACCAGGTTCTGACCTGGGCGCTGCAGGAAAGCCGCCCGGCTGCGGCTTACATCGGCCGCTTGCTGCAGGTCGAGGGCTTCGAGTTCGAGGTCGACGAGGACATGGCCGGTCACGTCCAGATCTGCATCGACTATGTGCAAGACGCTGCCGGCGACAACGGCGTGATCCTGGTCGACCAGCGGGTGAACTACGCCACCTACCTCGACGTGCCCGAAGCGTCCGCTTGGGGAACGGCCGACGTGATCATCATCCGCGACGAAGAGCTCATCGTTGTCGATTTCAAGTATGGCCGCGGTGTCGATGTGCGCGCCGAAGAGAACCCCCAGCTGATGCTCTACGCACTAGGCACCGTGGCGCAGTACGGCCTGGCGGCTGACTTCTCCCGGGTCCGCGTGGTGATCAGCCAGCCGCGTGCAAGGTCGGCGCCCAGTGAGTTTGACCTTACGGTCGAGGAGCTCGAGACCTGGGGCCGCACGGTTGGCCGCTCTGCTGTTCTCAAGTGCCAGGCCGCCGAAGGGCTGCACGGCGCCGAGGCCTGGGAGTCGACGTTCCTGACCCCGGGCGAGAAGCAGTGCAAATTCTGCCGGGCAAAGGCCACGTGCCCAGCACTGGCCGAGAAGGTCGAGCAAACCGTAGGCGCTGACTTCGAGGACATCGAAGTCACAGAGACCCGCGTCCGCCTGTTTAAAGAGGACGCCAGTTTCATCAAGCCTTCGCTAATCGCTTCTCACCTGGCCACGGTCGACCTGATCGAGGACTGGTGCAAGTCGGTTCGTGCAGAAGCCGAGCGCCGCCTGCTGGCCGGCGACACCGTGCCGGGCTTCAAGCTGGTGCAGGGAAAGAAAGGCAATCGCGCATGGTCGAACGTAGCGGATGCTGAAGCCTACCTGCGCAAGTCGGTCCGCCTGCCTGTCGAGAAGGCTTACGACATGAAGCTCATCAGCCCCGCAACTGCAGAGAAGCTGGCCAAAGCTGGCGACATCGGTGAGCGCCAGTGGGCCAAGGTCCAGGAACTCATCACACAGAAAGACGGGGTGCCACACGTGGCCCCCGAATCAGATTCACGCCCGGCGCTTGAGATCAAGCCGGTCGCTGAAGACTTTGATCTCATCGCTTAACCAACCCACCAGGAGATATTCACATGGCAACTATCAACAACCCCGTCGGCCGCATCATGCTCAAGAACGTGCGCCTCGCATTCCCCAATCTGTTCGAAGCTGCATCGGTCAACGGCGAAGGCGATCCGCGATTCGGCGCCACGTTCATCATCCCTGGCGATGACAAGCAGCTCGCCGCGATCAACGCAACGATCGAGGCTGTCGCAAAAGAGAAGTGGGCCGCCAAGGCCGACGTCAATCTGAAGGCACTGCGCGGCAGTGGCAAGGTCGCCCTGCGCAACGGCGATGAGAAGTCAAATTACGACGGCTTCGAAGGCAACTACTTTGTCGCTGCTAGCGCGAAGGCCAACGCACGCCCTACCGTCGTCGATGGCCAGCGCCAGCCCCTGACTGAGCGCGACGGCAAGAGCTACGCAGGCTGCTACGTCAATGCATCGATCGAGATCTGGGCCCAGGACAACGCGTATGGCAAGCGCATCAACGCGACGATCCGTGGCGTGCAGTTCGTGCGCGACGGTGAAGCCTTCGGCGGCGGCCGGCCAGCTGGTGCGGACGAGTTCGACGAGATCACGGAAGGCGCTGGCGCTGACGACTTCGCATAAAAAAAAGCCCGCCGAGAGGCGGGCAATGCGTTGGAGACAATCGAAGTGAAAGCCCCCCGAGTGTAAGGGGGGCTCTTTTGGTGAGGGACCGGGGTTTACCCCTAAAGCACTGCGGTGCGGTCCCTCGCCAAAAGAACGAAAGAAACGAAAGGAAAACATGAAACGCCTGATTGCCATCTCTGCCCTGCTCGCCTCGGGCGCTCACGCCGACACCTGGACCGGCCCAGATAAGACCCTGCACTTTGCCGGAGGTGCTGCGATCGGCGCCTCGGTGACCTTGTACACCGGCAACCCGCGCGACGGACTGCTGGCCGGCGTTGGTGTGGGCCTGGCCAAAGAGATCTACGACAGTCGACACAAAGACAGACACACGCCCAGCGGCAAGGACTTTGCAGTCACTGCCCTGGGCGCGGCAGTTGGGTCGTACACCGGCCTGGTGATTCGCCGCCAGTTCATAGGCTACGCAACCACCTTCTGACATGACGATCCTTTGGTTTGACTGCGAGACGTATTCCGAATGTGACTTGAAGAGCGCCGGCACGCACGTCTACGCAGAGCACCACAGCACCGAGATCACCGTGGCCCAGTGGGCCATCGACGACGGCGAGCCGCTGGTGTGCGACTGCACCGACGAGAGCCAGAGCATTGTTGCGCTGACCACTCTACTGGCGGACCCAGGCATCACCATCGTCGCCCACAACAGCATGTTCGACCGCACCCTGCTGCGTCACTGCTGGGGCATCGACGTGCCTGTCGAGCGCTGGCAGGACACGATGATCCAGGCGATGGCCCACGGCCTGCCGGGTGGCCTCGACAAGATCGGGCAGATCGTTGGCCTCGAGGCCGACCTGGCCAAAGACAAGCGCGGCCGCGAGCTGATTCAGTTGTTCTGTAAACCCCGTGCAAAGAATTCAACACTGAGGAGAGCGACCCGTGAAACACATCCCGAACAGTGGGCAGAATTTCTTGAGTACAGCCGCCAGGACATTGTCGCAATGCGTGCTATCAGCCAGCGACTGCCCACCTGGAACTACCGCACCGGACACCCCGAGCTTGCCCTCTGGCACATCGACCAGCACATCAACGACCGAGGCGTCGCCGTTGATTGCGACCTCGCTCACGCAGCAATTGACGCTGTGGCCAGAGAGCAAAAACGACTGAAGGAAGAAGTCGTCGCAGAAACCGACGGCCTAGTAACAAGTGTCAGCCGCCGCGATCAGTTGTTGCAGCACATCATTGAGGCTTACGGTATCGAGCTCCCCGACATGCGGGCGGACACGTTGCGCCGCCGGCTTGATGACCCGGATCTTCCGGCCGGTGTGCGGCTGCTGATGTCGATCCGCCTCGAGGCCACCAAGACCTCGACCGCCAAATACGCAGCCCTGGTCAAGGCCACCTCGAGGGATGGCCGACTGCGCAACACCCTGCAGTTTGCCGGCGCGCTGCGCACAACGCGCTGGGCCGGCCGCATCTTCCAGCCACAGAACCTCCCCCGCCCCGAGTACGGGTTCGATGAGGAAGCGCAGGACCTGGTGGTCGAGGCGCTGAAGGCAGGCTGCGCTGACCTGGTCTACAACAACGTCATGCAGCAAACCGCGAATTGCATTCGCGGCTGCATCGTCGCAACTCCGGGCAAGAAGCTTGACGTCGCCGACTTGTCCAACATCGAAGGCCGCGGCCTCGCCTACCTGGCCGGCGAGCGCTGGAAGATCAAAGCATTCCAGGAGTTCGACCAGGGTAAGGGCGCGGACCTTTACAAACTGGCCTACGCGCGCTCTTTCAACGTCGACGCGAAAGACGTCAGCAAGAGCCAGCGCCAGATCGGCAAGGTCCAGGAGCTCGGGCTGGGGTATGAGGGTGGTGTCGCTGCGTTCCTGACGTTCGCGGTGGTGTACGACATGGACCTCGGCGAGCTGGCCAAGGCAGTCTGGGAGACGGCCAGCGCTCAAGCACTTGAGGATGCGCAGGGCGTGTGGGCTTGGGCCAAGAAGAACAAGCGCACCCTCGGCCTATCGAACGAGATCTACGTCGCGTGCGAGATCCTGAAACGTGCTTGGCGCGATGCACACCCCGCCACCGTTGCACTCTGGAAAGCCGCCGGCGAATCCGTCCGCGCAGCGATCCAGAATCCCGGGGAATCGTTCTCGATCGGCCAACACCTCAAGGCTCGCCGTGATGGCGCTTGGCTGCGCATTCGCCTGCCCTCCGGCCGCTACCTCTGCTACCTGAACCCGGCGATCGACGAGGACAACTCGATTACGTACATGGGGACGAACCAATTCACCCGCAAATGGGAGCGGCTCAAGACATACGGCGGCAAGCTCATCGAGAACGCCACCCAGGCTTTTGCGCGCGACATCCTGGCCTACAACATGCCTGCGATTGAGGCGGCAGGCTACTCGATCGTGTTGTCTGTGCACGACGAACTGCTGACCGAGGTGCCCGACACCGACGAATTCAACGTCGATGAACTCAGCCGAATGATGTCCAGCGCACCCCACTGGGCGCCAGGCATCCCTCTTGCTGCTGCCGGATTCGAGACAAAAAGATACCGAAAAGAGTAATCACTAACCTTTAGCAGGTGCTACATTAAAACACTAACTGGAGCCACAACATGGATGGAAGCGAGACTCGGCAGTACGGTGAAGAAGTGAGGCGGCTAAAGCTCGGAGACTTGATTCTCTGTCAGCGCCTAGTCAAAGGGGAATGGACGACGTTCTACGAGACGGACATTGCTGACGATAACTCGGAAGCATTGTCCGCATTCGCGTGCCGGGTCATGCAAAGAAAACTGGCCGGCCTGCCGGTGCTGCGCGAAAGGGTCGGGGATGCGTGAGTCGGTGATCGAGGCTTACCTGGCGAAGCGGGTAAAAGAAGCCGGAGGAGAAATCAGAAAGGCCGAATGGATTGGCCGGAGAGGCGCACCGGACCGGCGGGTGATGCTGCCAGGGAGGATGCCGGTCTGGGTCGAGCTCAAGGCCCCGGGCGAGAAGCCAACCGCGCAACAGATTCGCGAGCACAACAGAATGCGACGGCTGGGTGAACTGGTCGAGGTTATTGATTCAATCGAAGGTGTCGAGGAGTTTATGAAATGATCACGCCCAACAACAAAGGCAAGCGATGCATCAAGATCAACGCGATCACCCAGGCCGATCTGATCAAGCGGCTGCTGGAGGGAATCCACAGCTGCCAAGCTTTGGCAGAGCTCACCGGTTTGCACTACGTCACTGTGCTGCAGTACACCCGCGAATTGCACCGCGTAGGCGCCGCACATATCTCGAGCTGGGAAAAAGACATCCGCGGGCGTGACAGCGTCAAGATCTACAAGATTGGTGCGGGGCGCGATGCAAAGCGCGAGAAGCTCAAGAGCACTGATCGGCAACGTCGCGCCCGCGCGCGAAAGAAAGCGCACGATCTTGCTAAAGTGATGGCCGGCACTGCCAAATTTGTGCAATCGGCCAACGGCTTGCTGCGGGTGGAGGCCGCATGAGCTGCCCGATTTGCGGGGCCAAGGCTCATGTCCTAGAGACACGCTGGAGCCCCAAGCACAACGCGAAGCGCCGGCGCATGCAGTGCCTTGGCTGCAAGTTTCGGTTCACGCTGATTGGCTCCACATACCGCCGCTCGAGGGCCACCTCGGGGAACTCGCGCAAGGTCGCGCATGCGTAGGCCTTTCACTCCCCGCCCCTATCACGGGCTGGCCATGGACCACCTGGCCAGGGTCCCGCGTTCGGCCATCTTCGCAAAGCCGGGCATGGGCAAGAGCGTTATGGCCCTGACGTTCCTCGACTACCTGCACAACATATGGGGTGAGGATCGTCCGTCCCTGGTCCTGGCCCCGCTGCGGGTTGCTCGGGACACCTGGGCCAACGAGGCCGGCAAATGGGATCACCTCCAGGGTCTGGAGGTCATCCCGATCGTTGGCACACCGGAGGAACGCAAGGCCGCCCTGCGCCGCCGGGCGCCGGTGTACACAACGAACTATGAGAACCTGGTGTGGCTGCGGGACCAGTTCAAAGGCAAGGCCTGGCCGTTCGCTACGGTGGTGGCTGACGAGTCGACGAAGCTCAAGGGCTTCAGGCTGCGCCAGGGAGGCGTTCGCGCCCAGGCCTTGGCACAGGTCGCACACAAGCACGTCGAGCGCTGGATCAACCTCACAGGCACCCCCGCGAGCAACGGGCTCAAGGACCTGTGGGGTCAGACCTGGTTCCTCGACGCAGGCCAGCGCCTGGGTCGCACGTTCACTGCATTCGAGAGCCGCTGGTTTGCCTATAAGCGGATCAAGGACGCGATCACCCACAAGCCAGGCATCAGCCCCGTGATCCTGCCCCACGCCCAGGACGAGATCCAGGAACGGCTGGCGGACATCTGCCTGACGCTGGACCCCAAGGACTGGTTCGACCTTAAGGACCCGATTGTCAACGTGATCGAGGTCGAGCTCCCCTCCTCTGCTCGAGTGAAGTACCGCGAGATGGAGCGCGAGCTCTTCACGATGATCGAGGGCAACGAGGTCGAGGCGTTCAACGCCGCGGCCAAGAGCCAGAAGTGTCTGCAGATGGCCAACGGCGCCGTGTACCTGGAAGACGGGAAGACATGGGCCGAGGTCCACACCGAGAAGCTTGACGCCCTCGAGGAGCTGGCCGCCGAGACGGGCGAAGACCCGATCCTGGTGGCGTACCAGTTCAAGAGCGACCTGGCCCGATTGCAGAAGCGGTTCCCCGAGGGTCTGAACCTGTCCGAGCCAAAGGGCATGGCGGCCGCGATGGCCGGCAAAGGCAAGCTCTGGTTCGGCCACCCGGCCAGCATGGGCCACGGGGTCGACGGCCTGCAGCACCACTGCAACACCCTGGCCTTCTTCGCCCAGGACTGGAACCTCGAGTATAACGACCAGGTCCTCGAGCGCGTGGGACCCATGCGCCAGCTGCAGGCTGGCAAAGAGCGGCCGGTGTTTCTTCACTACATCGTGGCCCGCAATACGATCGACGAGCTCGTAGTGGCGAGGCGGGCGTCGAAGCGCAGCGTGCAGGATTTACTACTCAACTACCTGAAAGGCAGGAAATGAACGAGATCCCGAGTTTCATCAAGAAAATCTCGACCGGTGCACTGAGCACCCAGGTCGGGGGCAATCATTACAGCAAGCTGAAAATCCAACCGATGGAATACTCCATGGCCAACAACCTCGATGCCTGCCAGCAC